CAAACAAATAAATTATACTTATACATCTATCAAAATGGTGATTTTGCCAATTTAGATTCTGACCCTGTTGTTAGAATTGAAGACCGAAATGGTGATGCCATTCCTAATATGGCAACTTTGTCAACTTGTTTAAGAACAAAGGGAGTTTATGAAGTAATAGTACCTAATGAATTTACGGGAGCAACTCCATGTATGTTTTATGATGTATGGTCAGGATTAACAATTAATGGACAATCTTTACCAAACGTGACAAATCAATTTGTATTACAACAATATACCGCAGGTATTCAAATCGGTTCAACATCTAAAGAACCTAGTCAATTTGGATTTGAATTCTATGGTATTCTACAGAATGAACAAATCCTTAACACTGACATTAGAAAAGTTGGGGTAACAATTAAAAAAGCGTATACTGGTCAAGCTCCATTAGATGACGTATCTGCATTTTATAGAATTTATGTAAAAGAAGGTACAACTGAAGTATTAGTTCAAGATTGGACAGCAGTTAATAGAACTCCAAATGAATATTATTTTATGTTTGATATGAGAGATAAAATACCAAATCAATATTATGTTGATATTCAGGTAAATACTTCAGGAGAAAAATATACTTATAAACAAGAATTAACATTTAATATTGTTAATTATAAAAAAAATAATCCATAATTTAATTAACAATATATGAAAACAATAAAATTAACCGAATTAGATTTAACTAGAATTGTTAAACGTGTTTTATCTGAACAAGAAGAAGCAAATTATATGTTTTTTTCAAATTTAAAACAAATGAAAAGACAACTTGAAATGATTATGGAAATGGACCCATCTGCAGTTGACCACATAATTCAAAATGGACATGATTGGGCTGATGACCATATTTCTGAAGCCAAAACAAATATTGACCAAGTTTTTGATTTCTTAAAAAATGAAATGGATAAAGAATCACAATATGTTGATTTTGAAGAAATGAATGAAGAGTCGGAAGAAATTACTGAAAAAAAGAAAAAAAACAAACCGACAAATCCAAGATTATGGCAACAGTGTTTGTCGTGGGCAAGAGAAAGATATGACGTTTGCCCAAGTGCGTATTGTAACGGAGCAGCGGTTAAAAGATACAACTCAAAAGGGGGTAAGTGGAAAAAAGGATGATATATTCTTTTTTTTTAATTTTTATTGTTTATCCATATATTTATATGTATGGAAACACAAAAAAAATGTAGTAAATGTAAAACTATAAAATCAATTGATGATTTTTATACTACACAAAGGGGTCACCGATGTAAAGAATGTCTTTTAGAAATTACCAGAAATTATAAAAGAAAAAAAAGACTTAATCCTGAACACAGAAAAACAGAAGGTCAAAAACAAAAAGAAAGAAGAGTTAGGTTGTGGCAAAACACATTACTACACGATTCTAAACATAGAAAAATAGAACATACTTTAACAATCAACGATATTAATGAAATGTTAGAAAAACAAAATGGTTTATGTTATTGGTTTAAAATACCTTTAATACCGTCTAATAAACATAAACACCCCCAACAACCATCATTAGACAGATTAGATAGACATAAAGGATATACTAAGGATAATGTAGTATTATGTTGTTACTCTGCAAATATTGGCAGAAATGAAAATGATTTAGAAACTTGGGAAAAATTTTTACAATTAATTTTTTTATTTAAATAATATTATTATATTTGTAAATAAATACTAATATAAGATTATGAAACAAATTATTCACAAATTAAAACGATTAATCCAAAAACAATATATTAAAGTATATCGGTCTTCAACTCCAAAAATTACTACATACGAAAAAGATTGTGTTTCTATTTGTGAAAAATTAATAAAAAAAAATGAAACTGTTTTATTGTTAACTCCAATCTCAAACAAACGTTATATTAAAAACGAAGAAGACCAAATTTTTGTAATTTTAGAAAATTATAGTGTAAAAATAATCAACCACGTTTATTCATATACTGTAATATTAGGAGATAAATCGTGGAATTCTGTAGTTACTTTATTTGACTCAGAAGTTGAGTCGAGACGTAATAAGTTTGAAAAAGAAATTACTTCTAATATCAAATATTCTATTAAAAAAATTTTAGAAAAAATATAACAAAAACCTATTGTTCTGTAATAACTTTTTTAATAATTCTAATTAAATCATTTTCAGTTAATCTTATTATCTTTTTCATTGATTCATTTTTTGGTTTATATGATGTCATTACAGGTTTTTGACCTTTACCTGTTTGAGTGTCTTTTTTCTCAGCGGTTCTTTTTTGTTGACATGCACTTCGTTTTTGTGAATCACTCATTTTACCTGCAACTCCGGCCGCTCTACATTTAGGGTAAGACCCTTTAGACGTATCTTGTCGTCCACATGGAGGATGTTTACCGTCAACTTTACTACAAATGTTAACCCAAGGACCTTTTGGTTGATTACTACCTTTTGGTTTTTTCTTTGTTCCAAACCAAACCGCCAAATCTTCTTTAAGTGTTCCAATAGCCCTTTGTATAATTTTTTCAGGATTTTTAACATCTCCAATGTTACCACCATCCTCATCATTTTGTCCTGTGTAAAAATTTTTTAAGTATGTATCGATTCTGGAAAGTAATTCTGTTTTATTTTCTATTTTTTTTCTTTGTTCAGGAGTTTCTTTAAAATCACCATCAGATTCTTCATACGCCAACTCCGCATTAGTATAATGATAAACAGGGTTATTAAATGGTGCCAATTGTTTATCCTTCCAATCTTGTGGGGCAAGAACAATTGGTACTTTAAAAGTTCCGGCGTTTCCTGAACCTGTGGCTTCACTAATTCGATTTATTTTCATATACTTACAATAAATATATTATGGAGGCAGAAAAACAACCTTATATCTTCTTATTTGATGATGTTGCAATATACAAACCTGAAGATATTGAACATTTAATTGATAATTTAACAGAAGAACAAGCAAAGTTTATGTTAATTAAATCTATTCAAATGGCGTATAAACATGGCATATATTCATTAACCGAATCTGAAATTGTGTCAAAATCACTTAGAATATTTAAATAAAAAAAAAAAGGGACAATTACTTGTCCCTTTAATTATTCTTTAAGATTTTGATTATCTCAATTCTCTTAAATCAAATGTACGAACGCCATCTACGGTAATTCTTCCGTAAAAACGATTATTTACAATTTTCTTCGCGTATCTTGTCATTATTCCTTTAATCGGAGTAAAGTTGAACGGATTATACATTGTAGGTGTTAATTGTAGAGGTACATAAGGTGCGTAAATATAACCTGTGTCTAACAATGATGTTCCTTTGTGTCCCATTAACACTTGGTTAGCTGGGAAGTAAGGGTCACGGTAAACTTGGTAACGACCCGCTAATGTACCAACTCTTTCAATACCCATGTTGTATTGGTCTTGCTCAGGAGCTGCGTTTGATACGTGGAAGTATTCCAAGTCATCAAATATAGCACTGATTTCAGAAGAAACAACAATCCAGTTAGCTCCACCTCTTAAGGTAGATTTGTGGATTTGAGCCGAAATTTGGTTGATAGCTGTAATCAATGTTTGATTCCAGTCTTTTTGAGTGTAAGGAACTGCACTTGAACCTAGACGTTTCCAACCATTGTAATCCCAACGTAAGTTCCAAGCCGCACCTTTACGTAAATCTCTTAAGATTTCACGGTCGATTTCAGCCGCAACTTGTTCAGATAATAAAGCCGTTAATTCAGCTTCAGCATCAATGTTGTGGAACGCCGCAACGTCTTGTGCCATTTCTGGAGACCATTGAGCTCTTAATTTTCTTTCTGTTACAGAAACTGTAACTGACATAAGGTCAAAAGATACTTCACCAATTTTATCTTCAAATTCTAAATTCTTATATATTCTATAAGTAGCGGTAAACGCATTGTTATTAGCTGTAGTAGAAGAGAATGTTGAACCTGTGTAACCGTCCATAGAACCACCACAAGTAATACATACTGGTACCTGTAAATCAACTTCTAAATAGATTTTACCTTCAGTATCACACAGATTGTCATATTGACCACCACCTGTTTTACTACCAGGGAAAGTTAATGTATCGTTGTTGTTACCATACTGAACAATACCTTTACCATATCTTTGAGTTACAACTCTGAATAAGTAAGGGTTAGTTGTGTTAGCAGCAGTTGTTGGGTTTCCAGCAGCACCATAGATAGTCAAATCAGATAAGAAAGATTCATTATCCATTGGTTGACCATCAGGTCCGATTAATTTACCAGCTCCATCAGTTGCAAAACCTGACAAAACTATCAATACTTTTCTGTAATCAGATGTAGTATAACCCGTACTAACTAATGCATCACCTGACCAAGCAACAGTAGCAACATCAGCAGTGATTGCGGAAAATTGTCCTTTAGAATAGTCAAATAACCCTGGAGGGTCTAACGCTGGTTCGTTACCTTCGTAGAATCTATCGTAAAGGTCTTTAGTATTGTTATAGTCATAACCGCTGTTTGGTGTTTGACCCACAGCTTCGTTTGGTGAACCATAAGGTGCGTAGTGCTCAGAAGTACCTGGTTGGTAAGCCTGAATGTTAGGTACAAAGTAGAATAATTTACCGATTGGTAAGTTCATTGCTTGTACTGAAACGATGTCATTCGCTAATAATTTAGAGAATACACGTCTAACAATTGGAAAAACCACTGTTTCAAATGCACCTGTATCAGATGTAGATGATGCTTCATTGATTAAGAATGATGCTTGGTTTTCGTATAATTGTGCTACGTTTTCTCTCATGTGACCTTTAAGACCCTCTAAGAATCCTAATTTGTCCCATTTGTTGATTGTGTCTTCTTTGATAACTTTAAGGTGTTTTAACCCAATGTTACCAACAAGACCTGATTCTAATAATGCTCCCATTTTTTTAGTATTTTTTTTTTAAGTTTATTTTTATTGTTTAACCTAATTTACCCATTAAGTCCTTCATTCTTAAGAATTGAGGATTTTCATAAGTTTTTGATTCAATTAGGGTTGTTGATGAACCTGTAGAAACTGATTTGTTTAATTTTGTTGTTACCGATTCATTAATTGATTTTGTATCCGTCGAAGTTAATTCGTCTTTAAGAGACCTATAAAGATTTTTAGATTCTTTTAAGGTTTCAACATCGTCAAATCTTCTAAGGATGTTTATTTTTTCTTTTTTAGTTGTTGAATGTTCTGTAAACAATCTTGTAGCATAAGCCAAATTTGAATTAAAGATTGCAACTTCGTTAAGTTTTTCTCTAAAAACATTTAATGCTTTTCTATACTCCTCATTTTTTCCTCTCAACATTCTAACTTCTTCTTGAGTAGATTCTGTTTTAACACCACTATTACTATAAACATAATTTCTATTATTAGTGATACCTTTTCTCAATCCTCTACCTTCTTTGGAACCCATTCCATATGTTCTAGCAGCTTCTTTAGTTTCAGTTTTTTCAAAACCTGCGTCATCTCTACGACCTTTAGTAGTCTTAATGTCTTTTGATGCAATTTTACCATGCTTCATTGACAATCTTTCATCTTCTTTGTCTTTGTATCCTTGACCTTCTTTAGTTTCTGCTTTAACAACTTTGGATTTAACTCCCTCCATATTTTCACCTTTCTTGTATTCAAACTTAGGTTTACCAGTACCAACTGATTTAGGACCTTGTTTTCTTTTTTCATTAAATCCGCCATTAGTCTTATTTTTATAAGAAAATTTAGGACCTAATCCTATTCCAACACCTTTAGGTTTATAAGTTTCATTGTAGTATCCGTTGTCTCCGTCTTCGTCATCTTGTTCGTCCATGTTAAATTCGTTGAATCCGTCTTCGTCATCTTGTTCGTCTATGTTAAATTCGTTGAATCCGTCTTCGTCTTCGTCATCTTGTTCGTCCATGTTAAATTCGTTGAATCCGTCTTCGTCTTCGTCATCTTGTTCGTCGATTGGTATTAAGTTGTCGTCATCCAATTGAAGTTCATAAATAGTTTCAACTTTTTCTGGTTCACCCATCTCAATTTCATAAAGAGTTTCTTCTCCGTCTAAATCATCACTATCAACATCACTTACATCACCAGAGTCAGAGAAAATAGCATTAATAACATCATCTACTGATTCGTCTTGTTCATCACGCATACTATAATTGTTTTTTTTGTCTTTATAAGATTCACCAAGTTTCACAAGATATTCTACATTAGCATCATCATCGGATAAATAAACGTTCTCACCATCTTTTTTTACGATAATACCGTCATCTTCACCCATAGCTTTGAATACTTTTAAAATTTCTTCGTCAGAAGCGTCAGTTAAATCTATTGGACTTTCATCTGAATCCATATCCATGTCCATATCCTCTTCATCAGAGTACATATCTTCTTCGTCATAATCCATATCCTCTTCATCAGAGTCAATGTCTTCTACATCAGAGTCCATATCAATATCATCATTATCAACGTCAGCATTCGCGTCAGTATCTAAATCAATCTCATCTTCTTCTTCTTGTTCAGAAAGAGATTCTTTTACTAATTGGTTGATTTCTTTCTTCATAGTTGAAGCAAGTATTCCTTTTGCATTTTCGGCTATAGCTTCTTCAACTTGTTTCATTTGAATAAGAGCCTCTTGAACTAAAGATTTGTTTTCTTTCATTTAAATCTGTTATTTTTACAATATAAATAGTGTCAAATTATAAAAAATTCAATTTTATGGTATTACATTTTTTTTTATTTTATATAAAACTTTTGAAGCATAAAAAAAAGCGGTCGATAAACCACTTTTTTTTGTTAAATTTTTATTGAGATATTATTCAATTACCTCATCAATTTTACTTTCCGATACTGAAGTAATTCTCCAATCATTTGTAAATCCTTGATACTTTTCTGTGACTTTAGCTTCCACATCGGTTACTGAGAATCCTTTAACAAGTTTCTCTTCTCTAATTTTTTTAATTTTTCCAGTATTATCATCAAGTAAATCGTACTGAATTTTTGCTACAAAATATTTTTCGTCCATAATTTATTATTTTCCCAAATAATCGGTTAATTTTCTCATTAAGTCAACTCCTTTAGTTTGAAATTCTGAATTTTCAACCGATTTATATTTTTTTTCTTCTTCTAAATTCTCTTCATATTTATTTCTATCGTTTGGATTAGTAAATAAATACGCTCCTGGAGTTGACGGAGATGATACCAAGTCAAAACAAATTAATTCAAAATCATCTTGAACTTCATTTCTTTCTCCAACTTTTTTTAACGAACCAACCCCTCTTGAAGAAACTCCCATTGTAACACCTTGTCTCATC